CGCCCACGTCGGCGTCAACCCACGTCGGCGGAAGTGCCGCGCCGGAACTGGAAAGCCGCTGGTTGGTGGTGCCGTATGCGAGCTCCGCAATCGCGCCGGCCCCGCTCGAGTAGAACAGCCGGTGCGCGGTCGGGGATGCGAGCGTTTGCAGATCCGCGTCAAGGTTCGCGTTGGGGAAGGTGCCGGACCATGAATACGACCCAATCGTGATAGGGGTTGTCAGGTCGCTGGTGTCAATAACCCCCGTTGCGGTAGTGTTGATAAACGTCACCGTGCCCGTGCCGCTGTAGTGGATTGCGGACGCCGCGTCGTACCAAAGAATCGTGTACCAGAAGACGCCGTTCGTGCTGGTCTGCGATGCCGTCAGCGGAACCGTGAAATACCCGGTCGTTGTATCCACAGCCGTATTCGTGGCCGTGATGAATGCCGTATTCGTCGCCGTCGCCGCGGCAAGGAATTTCGCCGTGTGCCCGGTGATGTCGGTTTCCGCGCCGCCGGTCTGCTCCGTGTAGCAGCGCAACGTCGGGGATGCGCCCTTCAGGATACTCAACTCGCGCAGTTCGCGCTCGGGGTCGTCCGCGTCAAGGCGTATCCGGTAGGTCTGCGCAAGGCAGCCGGTGGCCACAAGGCCCGCCGCCAGGGTCAATATCACTCGCTTCATATCATCACCCGTCATGTTATGTTTGTGATTACGCCGCGTGTCACATAAATTGTCGTTGTCGGTGTCATCAAGTGCCCGTCCGTGTCGCTGTAAAGCGCCGTGTCCATCTTGGCCGCCGTGACGGCATTCGCGGCAATCTTGCCCGTGGCAACTGCCAGGTTGGCAAGTTTCCCTGTGGTCACATTCAAATCAGTAATCTTCGCCGTTGTCGCGGCAGAGTCGGCCAGCTTCCCGGTCGTGATATTGATGTCCGCAACCTTTGCCGTGGTGACGGATGAGTCCGCAAGCTGCGTTGTGCCGATGCTGCCCGCCACGACGGTCAGCTTCTTCTCGCTGTCAAGTTCGATGGTAGAATCGTCCACCCGTAGCTTGAGTTTCCACCCGCGGCCGCCCGCTGTCTTCTCAATGTCAATGCCCCATTTCGCGCCAGTTATGTCGTTGAGTATCCGCATCACGGTGGTTAGGTCAGACGCGGGCACAGCATGAAGGCTGTTGCCAACGCGGTAGTCCTGTTTCATCGGGTAGCCCATTACAAATCCTCATCAATGCTCTGGTAAACCGTCGCCCAATCAGTTACGGTTTCCTCGGTTTGGATGACGTCATACCCTCCCCCTCCTATGGGATCGCCGCGGCTTTCCGTGACGCGCAGCCAAAACACCTGAGTGTCATTATCAACACCCTGCGTAAGTGCTGGCGTCAGGCTTACCGTAGCATGGTACGCTGTACCAGTGGTGCCAGTTGACACAGTATAGAGGGTTCCATCCGACGTGTTGAAAAACAGGTGCCAGTTTTTGCGTATCGCAGGCTTTTCCCATGACCAGTTATCCATGGTCACACTGGTATCATTCGTGATTGCGTTGGTATCATCAACCAATATCCATGCCCCTGTCTGCGCGCTGGTTTGTTCCGCTACAAAGCGCGGGTCAAAGTTCTGCGTGTGCCAGAGCATGGTGGTTTGATCCACGCCCGCCCACTTGAACGTGGCGAGAATGCGCGTGCGTATCTTTGACCACAAGGCATTCGTGTCGTGCCGTTCGCGTTCGCGTACACGTTGCACGGAGATTTGAGGGTCCGTTGGTACGTTTGCGTATGCCGACCATGATCGCCATGCCATTAGCTCATCCCCACTGCTTTTTCGATTGTTTCCGCGGTCACTTTCGAGTAGTCCGCGATGGATTGCAGGATCACGTCCCGCTTGTCATTGCCGGGAGTTGTGCCCTTGACGAACGCCCCCACGATTGCCTCCACGCGCTCTGCCTGTAGCCTTGTGGCAGACTCGACCCTTGACCGCTGTGCAATGCTGCCGACTTGCTCCGGCGTGATCTGCGAGCCCGCAAACGCCCCTACGTCGACGCCCATACCGCCCGCGCCGCCTACGCCGCCGAACGCTTGCCGCCGCACGTCCGCCACTTCTTCCACCGCGTCAATCTCTGCATCGCGGACGGCGGCCACGTTCTCCAGCGCAAGGGCGCGCTCAACCTGTGCGACGGGCTCTTTTGCAGCGGCTTCCTCTTCGCCCTTGGCCGCAACCGTCTCGGCGTCCACCTTCTTTTGCGCCTGCTCCAGGTTGGCAATTATCTGCTCGCCTTCGCGTTCTTCCGCCGCGGCAAGTTGGCGCAGACTGGCCAGGCCGCGGGTCAGTCGGTCGTCAACCTGTAGCGCCCCGCCGCCGCGTTCCCGTTGCGCCGCAATCTCTTCCTCGATCATGGATTCAGCGCGCCTGCCGCGTGTCGACCCGAACTTGCCGACAAGTCCCTTCATGCCAGGGATGCGCAGCCCCATTGATTCAAGCGCGCCGATGTCTCCGCGGGACTGCAATTCACTGATTGCCGCCTTGCGCTCGCCGCCCGTCACCACGGCCTTTGCTGCTTCCCCGATCGCAGCGCCGATCTTTGGGGCGACCTCCATCAGCTTGTCACCGGCCGCGGTCGCGCCCGTCTTCAGCGCGCCGATCAGCACGTCTTTCAGCGCCTCCCATGCCTGCGACCGGGCCTTGCCGCCTTCGATGAAGGCATTGACCATTGCCTTCGCCATTTGAAGCATCGACTTCAGGCGCGCTTGGATATTGGCGAATGCCTCCGAATCCTGAAACTCGCGTATTTTCTCGGTCCAACTGCCGAACACGGCGGCCAGGTCAAGCCCTTCCATGATGCTCTGCCCAACCTCAACGCGCATATCCTGCAACGCCGCCACAAGTCCGCGCCAACGGTTTGCAAGACTGCCGGCCGTGCGGACCGCATCGCCTTGGGCGTCCGTTGATCCCTCCATAATCAACTGGAGTCGCGCTTGCGCCTTGGCCGCCTGGCCCACCTCTTTTGTGCTGGCTGCAAGCCCCATTTCGACGGCCTTCTGTTTGACCTGTGCGTCGAGTAGCACGATACCGTATTTGCGGACCGTCTCGGTATTGCCGACAATCGCGCTTTGCAGGTCGCGCACCACGTCGCCGGTCGCCACGTTGTTGAAACTGCCAAGGTCAATGGCGAGCTGCGTCAGCGACTTGGAAAACTCGGCGGACTTGTCGCGTGCGAAACCCAACGGGACGAACGTATCTTGCAGGCTCGCCAGGTAGCCTTTCAGTTCGTTCGCACTCTTGTTGGTTGCTGCGCCGGTCTTCTTTGCCCACTCTTCGGCCTCACCCGCGAGGTCTTTGAACACGGCACCGAACTTGCCATTCATCTCTTCAACGTCGGACGCTGCCCGCACGAAATACACGCCGAGCCCGACGACCGATGCTCCGAGTGCCGTCATTCCAACCGCAACGCGCTTGACGAGTTGGCCGGCGCTCTTGGCAAACGACTTGATTCCTCCAAGGGCTTTGGTCAATACGCCCTTGATGCGGCTCTCGGCGTCCAGAATGATCTTGAGTTTATTGCCCATCTGCATTGCCTTCGTGTGCGCGGATGATTGCCACTATCGCGCGGCGGAAATCCTTGAATGCCTCGGTGCTTTCGTCCGGCAGCTTGCCGGTCAGCTCTTTGTCAATGTGCATCCGAATATCAAGCAACCGCAGCACGTAGTCCCGCGATTCGTGCCAGCGCCAGAACTCGGGCGTGTTGCCGACCTTGGCAACGAGGTATCCGATAACGGCGTCCCAGTCCGTGCGCCCGCAAGCCCCTTCATCGTGCGGATGCTTAGGCTTTTGTTTGGCGGCAGGGAGTAGCCCGTTGATCGCGGATGCAAGTTCGTCGCCGGTGCATTCCATCCCGCGTTTCCACTTGGCCAGCACGCGGCGGATTGCGGATGGATCGGCAAGCGGCAACAGCACGTCGACGCGGTATGAGTGCGCCAGTGCATAGGCAAGCCCGATAAGGCTCAACTCGGTATCGCCAAACGCGGGGTAGACGATCTCGGAGTACCACTCGCCCGCGCCGATGCTCAACGGCCACAGCACGACGTTGCCAGCGCGCACCGGGGCAAGCACGCTCGATGCGGACGATACCCCGATTGCGGCTTCTGTGCGCTTGCCAAGTTCGTGCAGCCAGACAACGTCACTCGGCGTCGGGTCCACTCCCCGGCCGCGCAACTCGTCCAGCCCGTTTGCGGCTACGCGGTTTATGCTCACCGTCTGCATCTTTCCCCTTGCCGCCTTTCTTCACGCCGTACCGGGCCTGCCACTCTGGCGTCAATCGCTTATCCATTACGTGTCCCTCGATATGGGCTTCTCGTAGGCCACGCTGGTGCTGTCGAACTCCGTGCTGGCGTCCGCGGCGGCGCTGCTCGTCTGATACCACCCCGTATCCGTCAGCGTCGGCGTGCCAACGTACTCCCCGGCATACTCTTCCTTGCCGCCGAACGATGCGCCCGCCAGGTGATCGCCAACTTCATTGTCGGCGTCGACGTGATCCGCGCTCAACGTGAACTGCTCGGAAATCGGCGCACTCGTTGAATCGGTATTAGCCAGCAGTCCGGGGCATCCGAATCCGCCAGGAACGGCGATAGACGGCGAATACGTCGCAAGGCCGGTGTCGTGCGCTTGCGTGTCGTGGTTGTGCCCCGTCACGGTAAGCGTCGGCCAGTCAGTGTTGGAATATGCGACCTGCGAACTGTCCACGATGAACGAGTTTTTCAACTCACCGGGGAGCGGGAGCGTCCGCTTTGCGGCGTCCGTCGCATCGTACATGTCATCGCTGCCGGTGTACTTGTAGACGCACGATACCGCGTTCATTTCGCCGTGCAACTGACTCGCTATGACGTCGCCCTTCGCGCCCTGCGCCTGCGCAAGACTCGTCTGGTCGTCGTTGTTGCTGCTCTGCGCATAGTATCCGTTCGTCTCGCCGAGGCTGAACATGTCTGTTGCCTCTGGGCCGCCGACTGTCAGTTCTGCCATGATGCACCGCCTTTCGTTCTATGCCGCTTCTGCCCGACGAAACGCCATGCCGGTCTCGCGCATGAACTCCCGCTTCATCGTGCTTTCTTTCCTGATTGCTTCCGTCAATTCCTCGTCCAGTGAAAACCCGTGCGCCTCGAACAGCTTGGCCCAATACTCCCGCGGTTGCGGGTTTGTGTGCCACCGGCCGGGGTTCGGGTTTGCCGTCGCAACGACGATCCGCGCCGCGCTGAACGTCCGCATGTAGTTCTCTGCGCACGATTCCGGGACGTGCTCCAGAAACTCGCAACTCCACGCCAGGTCAACCGGGTCGTGGTCAAGCGGGCCGGTCGTGTAGTCGTGCAGGATCTTCGGTCGGCACGTCCAGTCCCCGTCAATTCCTTCGGCGTCCATCCCCAACGACATTGCCGCGCGTACTTGGTCCCCAGGCCCGCACCCAATGTCGATCATGCTCTTGACTCCCTCGTGCGTCTTCAGGTAGCCAAGTGCGCCAACGTCAATATGCGTGACGCCGCAGTGCCCGCCAAGGTGCGCGGCGACCGGCTTCTTCGCCACGCGCTCAATGTCGCACTTCGCCTGCACGCGGACTTCCTCGAAGGTGTATGGTGCCGCTCCGGTTAACACGTCACCAACCCACTCCCGCAAGCCAACCAGTCCGGCGTCAAGTTCGGGCTCACGCATCCAGTGCAGCGACGTACCGCCCATCTTGATGCCAAGCGTCTGCGCCCGGCTGCACCAGTAGGCCCACGATGATTGCTGTTGCCTGTGGGCGTCGTCCTGCATGTCGATGCCGAAACTCTCGATGTCCTTGACGCCCTCGTAAAGCGCGAGGGCCAGCATGTACGACGGCGAGCCAAGGCAGAAATTGCTCCGGTGAAAGCCGAACACCTCGCGGAACGGATAGCCTACCGAATGCCGGATGCGTGACGGGCACGGATACCGCATGAAGACCGGGCAGCCCTGAACGTCGAGCATGGTCCAGGGGTCGTGCCCTTGCTGGTCATAATACGTCTGAGTGATCGCTTCGGGCGTATGCAGCGCAAACCAGCGGTCGGCCTTGATCCCGGCCTTGTCCCACAACTGCCACCCGTTATTGAGCGTCCACACTTCGCGACCGGCAACCGCCGCGGCAAGGTCGGGATGCGTTGCCGCCGACGGTCCGAATCCGAGAATGGTGATCTTGCGCGCGCTCATCCCGTGTCCATTTCGTAGGTCACTTCCAGTTCGATGCGGACGCTCCAGCCCTGCATATCGCCGCCTTCGTCCTGGTCCGCCTTCCTCGTGATCGTCGCCCGCGCAATCGCCGGCTCCGTGGTCGCCTTGATCCGCTGCACCTTCTTGACGGCGTACTTGGCGGCGGGTAGCAGGTCCATCAGCCTGCCCGCAACGCCGATAGCGTCCTTGCGCTCGTGCCAAAATCCTTCAAACTCCGCGGCCATCTGCCGGACGTTCCAGCCGCCGGGCGTGTTCATATTCGATTCGTAGTCCAGCGGTTCCCCGCCGCCCTGCATTCCGAAAAACCACATGCCCTCTTTCTCGCTGTACTCATAGTCTTTCGGCAGTTCCCCGACGTAGGCATTCTTGCCGTAGGTCTGCCCGAGCTGCGAGGCGAGCCATTTGGTTATGCGCTCCTCGGTAGCTTCCCACGTTTTCGCCCATGATCCGGCCATCACACGCCCCCCGCGTTGAACTGCGCAATCAGTCTGTTGGCCCGTTTCCACATCGCGCCGCGAATATCCTTGTACCGTTTGAGGCGCGTCGTCGGCAGCCATGACCGATACATCACGTCAGCGTTTTGCACGTTGTTCGTCGCGCTCACCTGTCCGCCCTTTTCCCCCATCCCGGTTGATGCAGTACCGGACACGCGCGGAGCCTTGCGCACCCACGCGGGAATCTTTGTCGATGCGCGGACGTAACGGCCCAACTCACGCAATGCGTCCGCCCATCCATTCTTTAGCGTCCCGACGCGGGACTGCACCTTGCGCCTGTAGCGCCGATAAAGGGCTTGCTGCGCGTGCAACTTCGGCACGATCTTCAGCCCGTTCGACCTGTACTCCGGCCGCCCGAACCGGACCCGCCCGCGCGACGTGCGGATTGGCAGCTTGCGCTCCTGGTGGACCGACTCAAGTTGACTCTCCGAATCCGTATGCCCGCCTGCTTCCGTCGCCCATACCGCCCCGCTCACAGCCTTGATTAAAGTCTTGTCCGCCAGTCTGATAACCTTCGCGCCGGGCGGCACTGGCGCAAGTACGTTCTCTAGGTCGTCCGCAATCTGCGCCTTGCCCTTCACGCTCTTGGCCGGCATCGTGACCTTTGGCCCGATCAAATCCTTGACCCACAACCGGAGTTGGTCCGCGCATACGAAGTTCACGTCCACCCCGAACCGCTTAGAGAATGCCCGCAACCCACGATCAACGTCCCGCACGTTGCGGACTTTCAGGTCAAGGGACATTGACGACGCGGCCATTATGCCTTCCTCCGCAACGACAAAACGGCGGTTGTGCCGTCTTCGTTCTGCGTGATCTCTTCCACGTAGTAATTCACATCGCGCACGCTCACCGTCTTTTGCAGCGCGGGCAACGTCGAGTCGGTCCAGTCCGCCACCACGCATAAAAACTGCGCATCCGATTCGGTCCAAACGCCATCTTCCTCCACCCGGCGCGGCGTACGGATGATGCTCAATACGCCGGTGATGGTCTGCGCGTCCAACGTCAGGACGGTTCCCATGTCTGCCGCCGCTTCCGCAACGTCTGCCGCAAAGTCTATGCCCATAGCGTTTGCCATCACCCACCCAAAGAGGCGGGGCGCGGTCCGGGGGAGAGAGGAGGAGGGCGACCGGACCGGCCCCGCTGAACGCTAAACTTCCTGCTCGGCCGCTTCCTCGGCCGGCTTGTCTTCTTCTGCCGGTTTGTCCTCGACCGGTTCCTTGGCCGCCTTCTCTACCGCGGCCGCCTTTGCCGCCGCCACCTTGGCCTTCTCCTTCTTGGCCACCGCAACCGTCTTGGTCACGGCCTTCGCATCCATCGGCCCTTTGATCTCGGCCGGCAGTGCGATCTTCTTGCGCTTGCTGGTGCCGTACTGGGTCAGCACGAGCACGCGGTCGTTTCCGACCCCGTGCTCCGTGACCAGCACGTCAACGAGGTCGCGCTGGGCCTGCACGTCATTCGACGGGCTTGCCAACACGTCCCACTTGCCGGACCCGATCGGTCGCTCGGCAATCGTGACTGCAACTTTTGCCATGATTCCTCCCTGCGGTTACTGACTGAGAATCAGGGACAGCGCCTCGACCTGCGCTTCCGCAACGCCGAAGAACGTCTCGAACACATGATACATGTTCCCGTAGCGCGCCGAGTAGTGAGCGCGGTAGACCAGACTGACGCCGCTCTCGGGGTCGGTCATGATCTCGTACCAGGCCAGCTTGTCCGGTGCCTGCGACTTGATCGGCCGCATCGCAATGGCCATCGCAGCGGGCTTGCACACGAACCCGCGCCCGTAGGCTGTCGCATCGTAGAACGTCGTGCAGTTCCGCATGACCGGCACTTCGAGCACGTTGAACATGTCGAGCTTGGTCAGCAGACCGTCCTTGACCACGCCGATGCCCGACGCGCTCAAGTCCTGGATCGCGTTGTCCTTTTTCAGCGCGGCGGCATAGGCCGTGTCGAGCACCATGTAGGTCGTCGACCCGGCATCCCATCCGTCCTGCTTGCACGCCTCGCCAGCGTCAACCACGTCATCCATATCGAACGCCGACGCGGCCCCGGTATAGACTGCGGTGTTCGTGAACGTGCCCGCAATCGCGGAGTTGATAACCGCCTTGACGCAGAAGTTGGCGACGGCATACGCTTTCTGCCGCACAAGGCGCTTGGCGGTATCTTCCCACACCCCGGCACTCAACGCGTCGGCGGTATGATCCTCCAGCACGAACCCGGCCGCGGGCGCTTGGTTCAGCGTGACCGTGACGGCCGTGGTGGAGATGTCCTTGATGATGTTTGCGTCTTCGCGGTCATACGCGGTCGAGCCGTTAAGGTTTCCGGCGTCCGACATGTCCACGGCGGCGTCGGAGGCGGGCACGATGCGCGTCTGCACAATCGTCCCCTGGCCCACGGCCTCGCTGCTGAAGTCGGTGCTGCATACGCCCAGCGGTGCAAGCGCCTGGTTAAAGGCACTGAACCCCTCTCGGGCGATGTTCGTGAAGGTCATCCCGTTCCATGTGTTCGGCATTGTGGTCGTCCTTTCTGTTTCCGGTTATCGTCTATTCGTCGTCGTTCCAAATCATTCGCACGCGCACAACTTTGGTCGTGCCCGCCCAGTCGCTAATCACTGCGCGTATCGTGTCCCCAATGCAGATATATGGCCGCGGCGGGTCATTGGTCAGCGCGACCCCGGCTGCCGAGTGCTGGTCAAATACCGGGTAGACCTTTATATCCGCGGTCACGTCATCGGCGGTGTAGAGCGTTGTTGCCGTTTCGGTACTCGTAGCGGGTTGCGCCGTCACGTCAACATCCACGTCGGTCGCCGTATCGAGGATGATATGCAGCGCCGTCACTTCGCCCTTTACGACCGACACGTCCTGCGTAATGGCAAGGGCGGTATTGGTCCCGGTATGCGTACACGTTACCGTTTTCTCGTGCCAGCCGGCGCGGGCTACGCAGACCAGCGCCGCCATGACGATCATTGTTGCAATCAGTCTGCGCATGGTGCGCCTCCTTTTGGCGGGGCGCGGGGTAGTACCGCGCCCCGCCGGTGAATGGTTACTCGATGCCGTAGAACGAGCCAGCAATGCCGATAACGGTCATTGCCTCGTTGGTGCCAAGCTCAACGGCCGGTGACTTCCACGTTCCGGTTTGGGCAATCGCCAACAGGTTCGACGTGCCTGTGTTGATGACGTAAAACACGCCATTCGTGCCGGTGCCGAGACTCGTCAGCGTAATCGTGTTGGTGGCGAGGTTAATGCCGCCCGTCGCGTCAAGCTGAACAATCGTTCCAGCCAACAGGATCGGCGCGTTGTTCGTGGCCGTCTGCGCCGACGCCAGCGAACCGTCCTTGAGTATCGCCTGCCCGCCTGCCATGCTGGCCTCGCCGCTTGACGCAAGCGTGGTGAACGCACCCGCCGCCGGAGTGACGCTGCCGATGGTTCCGGGGGCCGTCAGCGCGGTTGCAATCCTTGCCACGGCGATATTGCCCGACGCGATGTTGCCACCGGCCAGGTTTGTAATGGCGGCACCGTTGATGGCCTCCGTTCCGTCCTCCAGCGCGGTGAAGTTTGCGTCAATCGCCTCGGCTCGTACCTTGTCGCCAGTCTTGCCGTAGTACTGCGGACTGTTGAGGTCCGTGAATGCGGCAAGGCCGACCAGAACGCCGAACAATGCCAAGACCGCCAGGGTGGGAATGATTGCTTTCTTCATCGTCGATTACTCCTTTTCGTTTGCGGCAGACTTCTGCGCCGCGCGCAATTCCGCCTTGTGCTCGGTCCAGTATTCCGTCTTCTTCGCCGGGTCTTCGATGGCCAGGTACTCGGCCCATGTGCCCGCCGTCTTCGCGGTATCGGCGGCTTCTGCCTGCGCTTCGGCTGCGTCCGCTTCGGCGTCAATGGCCGATTCTGCGAGCTTTTCCGCCTGCGTCTTCGCGGCGGCTTCAAACGCCGGATTGGTCAGCTTTGCTTCGGCGGAAACGGCGCGCGTCTCGGCTGCATCCTTGGCCACGGTCAGCGCGTCAACCTGCGTCGTGAGCCCAGCGGTGCCCGTCTTCAGCACGTCAATTTGGCCGGTCAGTTCCGTGACTTGCGCGTCCTTCTCGGCCAACGCGTTGTCTTTGGCCGCCAGTGCCGCGGCATGGTCACTCTTCAGCGCCGCGGTCGCTTCGGTCGCTTCGGTTTCCTTGATTGCCACGTCCGCCTTGAGTGCGTCCAGTTCCGCGGTCTTCTGCGCCAGTCCGTCCCTTGCATCTTTCGCTGTCATTCCGGTTGTCTCCTTCGCCTGTTCAATGAGATCGCGCAGCTCTGCAATGGCTTCATCGCGCGTCCCTACTGCGTCGATAAGATTCTGTCCCGCGGCGTCTTCCGCATAGAACACCTGCCCTTCCATCGCGGACGCCGGTATGCCGGATCGGGCCGCATTGACCGCGCCAACAAACCAGTCGTATACGTCGTCAACACCTTCCTGCAGCATTGTCCGCTGGTCATCCGTCAATGAGATTCCGTCCACGCCCATCGCCTTGAACTTGCCGTGCTTGATTAGCTCGGTCTTGTACCCTTGGATTTCAAACGCTCGCGTCGTGTCAAGCCATGCCATATACACGCCGATGCTTCCGACTTGCGCGGACGGGCTCGCCATGACCGAACTGGCCTGACTGCCGATCCAATACGCGGCGGATGCCATCATCGAATCCGTGTAGGCGACGACCGGCTTGCCGAGGGTCTTTATCATCTCGGCAACTTCGGGCGTGCCAGTCACCGCGCCGCCAGGGCTGTCGATGTCCAACAGCACGCCCGCCACTTCATCGCTCGTCAGGGCAAACCGCGCCGCCTCTTCAAGGTCTGTCGCGTCGGTCACGCCGCTGGACCCGCGCACGCCGGAAACCCGCTTTGCAATTACGCCGTGGAAAAACACGGTTGCAATGCCGTCCGAGATTGAGATACCCGCCGGAACGTCCTGCGCAAAGACGCCGTTGCGATACCCGCAATACGTGTCGTTTTCCTTGTCGTGGTGTACGCCATCGGCAAGCGATACGATGTCCGCGGAGAACTGGTCAACCCGCCCGCCCGGCGAATGCGCGTCCCCGTTCATGTGGGAGTAGACGATCTCGCAGATTTGCTTGTGCATCTGCGGCTGAATCAGCGTGGGGCGCGCCCACAGTTCGGCAAGGACGTTGACCATTTTCAGATGCACGGCGTCACCCCTGGTTTGATTCTCGCCTTCATGGCGTCGGTTTCGTGCCCGCTCATCGGCGGACGGATGGTTGCGCGCAGTCTGCGCCGCGTGCGGATGCGCGACTCAATCAGGCGCGCCGCTTCGTTGTCAGTTTCAAGAGGCATCACGTATCCTTCCTGGTTGTTGCTCTAGTCCTCATCATCTTCGTCCCGCGCCTTCTGTTTGGAAATTTCCAGTTCGGGTTCCGCCCCCAAGTCAAACAGGGTGCCCATGTACGTATTCATGCTGACGCCGAGTGCATTCGCGCGCCGCTTGATTTCGCGCATGTCTTCATCGTGGGCATCTAGGCTTTTTGCCAGCGTCGAGTTTCGGCGCTGCGCCATATCCCCCATCGAGAGTTGCCCCATGCCCCATTCCGCCTTGTCACCATTTGAATCCTTTACCCGGTCGATCTGTTCAAACGTCGGCAGGCTCCAGTCGCACTTCCACCATTCCGAGATTCCGGTTGCCTTGTCTACGGGCGCGGGCGGCAACACGCCTTCCTTGATCGCCTTGGCGATTCGCCAGTTGCGCACCGGCTGACAGAACACTTTGCCGCGGTGCAGCCATCGCTCCATGACAAACGCCTTGAGGTCGCAGCGGGCCGCGCGGGATGCCGTATAGCTGGAGTTGTAGATGTGCATCACGATGTCGTAGGGCAACCCGATTCCGGCCGATACGACACGGGCGGCAAACTCCATGTAGGGCACGTATTGCGCGCCGGGGTTTTCCAGACCGCCCATGACGAAATCCTTGCTCGGGTCGCCGGAGGTCTTGACCCGCATCCCGTATTTGCCCTTCGTAATCTCGGTTGCTGAGTCCCCGCCGGCCGGAGTTGACCATTTGCGGTCGCCGCCCGTGATGGCATTTTTGCGCTCAATCGTCCACAGTTGCGACTCAAACTGGATCTTGCTCGCCACGTTGCAGTTCGTCCGGTCAAACGCATCGAGGGCGTCAATCACGCTATGCAACTCGGGCACGCCACGAAGCATCGCAATGCGCCAATAGCGGGACGGCGAATAGAACACTTGCGACTGCCTGAACCGCTGATAGTCGCCTTTCGTGTGCCGCGTGAATCTGGACCCGGATCCGGGCTTCTTGACATAGAAATGCGTGATGCGGTTCGGGATTGACTTCTGCACGCGGACGCCATTGACAACGGACTTGTCTCCGCGTAGGTCGGGCGGCGTCTCGATCTGTATCCCCTCATACGGGTACAGGCCGCCTTCCCAGATCGCGGAGAGCATGTCACCTTGCATCCATGCCGTGCGGTCCCACAGGCTTTGCAGCGTCCCGAAGTCAACCCCCGGCCGGCGGCGTGCGTCGGCCTGATCCCACCAACGGTCGTTGAAAAACTCATCAGCGCGCTTGTTCCACTCGGGGTCTCTGGTCTTGGCGCTCGGGCGCGACTGCCCCATGTACCGGACCACGGTATCCACGATGGACCGCGTGAATGGGTCGTTGCGGTAGAGGTTCATGGCCCGTGCGCGCATCTGGTCGTAGTCATAGCAGTAGATGGACTCTTCCTCGCTGTTCGAGGGGAAAAGCAATTCCTGCTGCCGCCGATCGGGCCGGCCTCCATCGTAGCCGGGGTGCGTTGCCGCGCTGGAGAGCATATCCAGGTTGCGCTGTGCGAGGCTCCGCCGCAATGCCCAGCCGGGGAAGTGCCGCGCTACCTTGTCCATCACGGATTGTTTCGGCGGTTGTTTCGGTGCCATTATGACAGATCCCAGTATGCGATTGAGTCGTCGCGTATTTCGGGTAGATCGTCCTGCGATCCTTGCGCGCACAGGTCGGCAAACTTCTTCCACGCCAGGTCAACGGCGGACTGCGCATCGGCCCGTGCCCGCTTCTGTGCGCTGGAACCTATGCCGGACGAGTAGCTTGACGCGGCGGATGCGTTGATATTGATTAGCGCCAACCGCGCGTCACCCCATTCGTGCAGGGCGAGGGTTGCTTCGAGGATGAGGTTTGCTTGCGTGGTGGCGGTATCGTGCGTGATCCCATCGGCATACGGTAGCCATGCCGCCACGAGCGCGGTCACTTCGGCAGTCAGCGCGTAGGTCGCCATGCGTTACCCTCGGGAGTTGCGGAAAGTGAACGGACGAAGGGGCGACTCCAGCGTATTTGCCAGTCGCCGCGCGGCGTAGGTTTTATCGTATGCGTTCGTTGCGTGCCCTTTCGTCCGCGAAATCGACTGGGGAGACAAAAAAAACGGCCAGTAGATGTGTAGGCACCTACATGCCGTTGAAATCATCCCCGGTTCAGCGCCGCTAAACGCCTACCGTTCCCAGTGTTCAAATTGCTACATAGCAGATTGCGGCGCGGAAGTCAACTATTATTTGCGGCAAAAGGCGGACGCAAGTTTCCCTGCGCCCGCCTACCCGTGCCATGCCCCGCCCCGCCCCGCCTCGCCTCGCCGAGCCTCGCCGGGCCTCGCCTGCCCCGCCCCGCCCCGCCTCGCCTTGCCGTGCCACGCCTGCCGTGCCCCGCCCCGCCCCGCCTCGCCTCGCCGAGCCTCGCCGGGCCTCGCCTGCCCCGCCATGCCGCGCCGCGCCTCGCCGAGCCTGGCCGTGCCACGCCTGCCGTGCCCCGCCCCGCCCCGCCTCGCCTCGCCTCGCCGAGCCTCGCCTGCCTCGCTCACCCAACCAACAAGTCAACCGCTTTGACCGTATCGCCAACCTGCGTCTTCACGGGTTCGCTTTCATCCACGACAAAGCGGCCATAGTCGCCGCCCTTCTCGGGACGCCATTCCCCAATGCCAACGCCAAACCCGGCGATGTTGACCAGGTTGACGACATCCTTCGCCGTCAGGGCGTCCGCGTTCACTTCGACCGTTACCTTCACCCGCCACGCCCTGAACTCCGGCCGGTATCGCAGGTCAGTCTGCGACATTCCGACGCGCACGATGTCTTCGCGCACGATAGGTTTGTCCGTCTCCATCGGCAGCACCATGTTCTTGTCGTCGCACAGCACGAACAGGGACTTGCGTATCAGCGTCTTTTCGATGCCGATGTCCTTGTGCGCGGCGCTGATAACGGCGCTCTTGAACGCCATTGCCGGGATGCCGTAATCCCCGCCCTCAGTGCGGTAGATCGCGGATTGCGCTTCTGCCTCGGGGTCACGCGCAACCTTCTTGACCTTGCGCCGTTCGGCCGCGGTCATGCGCATCATCGTCAGCCCCTTTTCGCCCCATGCGTGCTGAATCATCGGAGCGGTGCCCTTGATCCAAAACGTGATGCTTGCCTTCTTGATCGGTTTCAACTCGATAGCCATGATGTTTTTCCTCTCTCGTTTGATTGCCCAATCTGAAACGCCGTCTATTTGCCGCTTGCCCCCTTTCGTTACACCATCCCCATTTGATGCGCCAAGACCACTTGCTCAACCTCGCAGTCCCAGAAGTGATCTTGCCGGTTGCTCGGTTCAACCCATTCGCCGTTGATCTTCCGCGTGCTGGTCACTTGCGCCAGGTAGTCAACCCCCGCCTCCGTGTCGCCAATGTCCGCCGGTAGCCACCACCGCACGCGGACGCTCTTGCCGTCCATCATTTCGAGCAGGGAAAGGCGAAACATGTCGGATATGTACGTCGTCTCTGCGTACAGCCCGCCCCTGCGCCGCGCCTTGCCTTCGTATGCGTCGCGGATAATCGTGTCGTTTGGCGTGGCCTTCATGGTGGCCGACCCGCGCAGCGCAAAGCACATCCCGCCTTGCCATTCCCCGCGGCCAAGCGCAACCTGGTCGGAGTGCTCTGACATCCACCGCGCCACGTCAAAGGCCCGGCTCGGATAGCTAATGTCCTGCCCGACCTTGCCGGGGTTGACCTTGTCGCATAGCGCCGACAGGTCGGGGAATGACGGGCAGTACCCGTAGCCTATCAGGTAGGCATCGAGCGTCCCATCATCGGCAGGCACCCACACCCGCGCCACCCACGGCAAGGTGGCTTTCTGGCAGTCCGCCGTCAGGAAGACGAAGCCCGCCGCCTTGTCGACGCCATCCGGCAGATTGTCCCCGGTGTAGTCGCACCGGCGCGAGGCAAGCGTAGCGTCCGCAACCTGGTACTCTTCTTCCTTGTGCGTCTCGGCCCAGTGCTCCGCGAAGTACGTGCGCAGCGTGTTCTTGTGCCGTTCCAGCCGGCGCGCACCGTGATTCATCCTGTGCTTGGCAGACAGGAATCGCTCTGCCAACACGCCGAACGCGCCATCCTCAAAGGGCACCATTGCGGCCACGACCTTGTACCCGCGGCGGATCCCTGCCGGGTTGGTGACAACCCATCTACCGCTGCGCGCAACCGTCATCCGGTCGGCTTCATCGATCCGCGTACCGTCCGGCGTCTCGTACCATGCCGACACGCGCACCCGGTTCAGGTCTGCCGCGGGACCGCTTTCAATGTCATCCGGCCATTTCACGCCGGCCAGCGTCCACGCAAACAGCCGCCCGGTCTTCGGGTCGGGCATCATCCAAACCCGCTTGTCGGATTCTTCGTACAGCTTGAAACTGGCGTCTTCGTCGGGGTTGCCGGGCCGCGTAGGGTCGATCGAACCACCGAAGATGATGTGATGGAACGGGTACGCCGCGCACCTACGCCGCACCATGTCAACCGTCGTCTCAGGGCACAATCCTACTTCGTCGACGTAGAGGCGCGCCCACCCGTCCTGCTTCGTCGCCACGTCAGAGCTGGCCCACGTCGCGCGGAAGTCCATCGTTGGCAGCCGGACATCCTGCCGCACGACCGTCGCCGCGGCGTACATGTCGCGCAACTGCTGGCACAACGCCATGCCCCGCTTGACGCGCGTATCCAGAAACGACTTGCTCAGATCCATCATGCCGGTGACGTACATCGTGGGCTCTGGCGCAAGGCACATCGTGAACCGCAGATCCACCAGCAGCAGGTTCTCGCTGTACCCGGCGCGCGACGACTTGAGCACGATGATTTCCCGCACGTTGGCATCCCGCGCGGCCTCAAGCGGCTCCTGCCAGAACGGCATCAAATCTGGATCAAACGGCCCGCGGTACGGCGTGTCATAGTTCGGTGCGCGGCTGTAGTCGATATTGTCCCGCGCCCACTCCCAGGACTTCGGGAGCGTGCGGCGGGTACAGTGCGCGGTTATGCGGGCGAGGCTCATTCCTTCGCCCTCCAGTGAATGCAGCCGAAGTCGCACTCGGTTGTTATCGGTGTTGAATCGTCGTACACCCGCACCGCGTTGCTGTATTCCGCGGCAGTCAGTTTGGGGCATTCCCCGCACATCGCCGCATCCGTGGCGCGGCTAAACGCAGGCATTCCGACCCACGATTCCCACTCCGCGCACGTTCGGCAAGTATGCGGTTCGTCAACCTTTGCCGTGACGTTCCACCCTAGGCCCGCGGTTGCGCCATCGGCTGTCTTGGTTTCCTGCACCCACTTGCAGCATTCATCTGCCTCATCAATGCCGGGGGAATTGCCGGTGACGCGGTAAGTTCCGTATTGCGTCGCGTTCATTTCAGCACCTCCAATACCGCCAGCAGTGAATCATACAGCTCATCAATCAGAGCCTTTGCCTTCGGCCGCTTCGCCGTCGCGTGTTGCTGCCAGGAGTCGATTGCCCCCCGCAGCGCTACACCCGCGCGATCCCATTCCGCGTTGCAATCCGCTACGGAGTGGAGCTCGCCTTTCAAGTGGCTCAACTTGACTTGGAGTATCTGACACTCCAGCGCGATCTTTGTCACCTTGACCTTTTGCACCGCGCCGCTACCGTCGCCGCCGATGTGCCGCGCGTCCCTCTTCTGGTCCTCGATTATGGCGTTGAGCACGGCCTTCGTGTGGTACTTTCCGTCCTTTCCCTTTTTCAGATTGTGCTGGCTAATGTGCCGCCTGACTGCCGGGTCTGACAGTTCCGTTATGCCGCCGCCCGTGCGGGCAAGCTGCGTGATCGTTGCGCGTGTCGGGATCTTGTTGGGGCTCATTTGGATAGCATTTCCTTTCTGATATGTTCGGCGATTGCCCGCATGAGATTCGGCGGGACGCTGTTGCCGATGCGCTCCTTAGACTCTCCCTTTGTTCCGCGCCAGTGGAATGCCTCGGGGAATCCCTGACATGGCGGCGAACCGTCAAGCACGTCCAGCTCGCCCTGACTGATTCCGCCGGCAAGCCTCATGCACTGCGCGCCCGTGAGTTTGGCTATGTCGCCGTGATAGACCGGCACGTCTGGAAAGTTCAGCCGGAACGTCTCAACGGCATTGTCGTCCCATTCAACAGCCAGCAGTTCGCTGAACCCGGCCAGCCGATAGCCTAGACTTGAACCGCCGCATCCGGCAAAGGTTGAGATGACGGTTGGCTTCTTCACCACTTGAACCCGCATTTCGGACACTCGTTTTTGGTGTGTCCCATTTCGTCTTCGTCTATTTCCTCGTTTTCCTCCGGTACATGGAATTGCGTCATCAGGCTTTCAAGCTCGGCTTCCGCGTACCCGGTCAGCGCGCCCATGTCCACCGCGCCAGTGTCCAGCTCTTGCAGCAGATCTTTGAGCGCCGCCGCGTCGTCATTGCCAACCGGCTTGTTGGCCGCAATCATCCGCGCAAGGTGCGTATTCTCATCGTACTCCACGACCACGGCGTCCGCATGCGTGTACCCCTCCGCCCGCATGACCTTGACGCGGAGGTGACCGGATACCAGCATCCCGTTCGCCGCGTTGAACACGATCGGGTCAAAGTAGTCGTGCTCCAGTGACCGCTTGAGTGTGTCCCATTCGGGCGTGCCGGGGTCAGGATGGATGCGTGGGTTGCGCGGATGCGGCTTGAGTTTCGACACGGCCAGCCGCTTGACCGTGAGGGTTGCTTCCTTCCGCTCTGCCTTCCGGCGTGTCATATCATTACCCCTTTTTGAAATTGGGTCATGTGTAAAAAGTGACGATGTGCATTAACC